TGTAACTTACGCTGGAGGCGGTGGCGGATCAGGACAAACAACAAGTTCTGCCGGTGGCTCTGGCGGTGGCGGTAATGGCGGTTTAAATGGATTTAGCGGAACGGCCAATACAGGCGGAGGTGGCGGAGGTGGTCGCGAATATGGTCTTGGCGGCAACGGCGGCTCTGGCATCGTAATCATCAAGTGGAGCTAACCATGTGGGACTGGGCTGAAGCATTCATTGCCGCAGCCTGTCTAGTGGCCTTCGTCATCTATGGCACGTACATAATTGCATGGAGTATGGTGTGATAAATGCGTTGGCTCATTCTGTTACTGCTGTTGGGGCTAGTTGGAGCCGTAGCCAAGAATGGTTGCCATGTGCGCGAGTTTTATGGAATAGGTTACACAATTCACAACCCGTCCGAGCGCCATCAGCAAATGGTTGCGTGGCTAAAGAACAATGCACAGTATTGCAAACCAGAAGACTATGTAGTGATTTGGAACAACCTGCCTATGTGGGCGGGTACGGCAGATTCGGCAGAAGCCCGATCTTTAATTTTGCGTGGTTATGAAGAAGCGATTAAACGTGAAAAGAAATGATTCAGCTTCGCAAATGGTTTCCGTTTGTGTTCCCCTCTCCATACGATGTTCGGGCAATAGCTTCGGAGCGTAGGGCGGAACGGCTGGAGTATGAGTACAAGCTGGCTGTTGAGTATGAAAAGATAAACAAAGCAGTTGACGCACTTGAGATTGAGTTGTACAACAAACGAGCGCGGCAAAACACGATTGAGTTAGAAATTTTTAACAACACACGAAATTTTGACAAATACGTATGACCAAGAAACCACCACAACACGTGCCAGACACGAAGGAAAAACTGACGCTATACGTCACTCTGATGGTAAGCACAACCCTGTGTATCTCCGTATTGGCTATGGTAATTGCCTTTATGTTGGGTCTGTGGGCCAAGGAAGTGGACAACGCCGAAATTTTCAAGATGATTTCACCCGCTTTTTCTACTCTTATCGGCGGCATGATTGGGTTCCTGTCTGGTATCAAACTCATGCAGAATGAAGACACCAAAAGCAATCCCTCTTGCAAGGCTTGTGGATAAGAAAGAATTTGGTGGCTCTTTGACCCCTATGGTGCGTGAGTTCTACCGTGTGGAGTTCTGGGACAAGATGCGCGGCAATGAGATTTCAAACCAAGACGTAGCCAACACCATCTTCAACTTTGGTGTAAACGCTGGTATGGGTATGGCTGTAAAGCTGGCGCAACTTGTAGTAGGGGCTACCCCTGACGGCGGTATTGGTGCTAAAACCATCGAGCGACTCAATCAGATTCCAGACGGCCAGCGGTTTAAGGAGCAGTATGCCTTGGCAAAAATAGCCCGCTACGTTGAGATATGCAACAAGAACCCCGTGCAGGTTAAGTTCCTCAAGGGCTGGCTGAACCGCACATTGAAAGGTTTGAAATGAGCTTACTAGCCGTTGGATCAATTATTGAAGCTGTGGGCAAGGTTGCAGGCGACCTCATTACCACTGACAAAGAAAAGATGGAGATGGAGATTGAGCAACGTAAGCTTGATCTTGAAGAAAAACGCATTGACCAAGCCACAGACTTAGCGCAGATTGAAGTCAATAAGATTGAAGCTGCTTCCAGTAGCGTGTTTGTCAGCGGCTGGCGACCTGCCATCGGTTGGATTGGTGTGGCTGCTATGGGGTATCAGTTCCTGCTTTACCCACTGTTTCAATGGTGCTGGAAATACTTGCAAGCTATGGGTTGGGTTCCTGTTGGAATGGATCCCCCGCCAGTACTGGACGCAGACCAGCTATGGGTGATATTATCAGGCATCTTGGGCATTGCCGGTATGCGTTCTTTTGAGAAGACCAAAGGCGTTGCCAGCAAATAAAAGGTAGCCCATGCCATTACAGAAAATACTGTTCAAGCCCGGCGTGAATAAAGAAAACACGCGATACACAACTGAAGGCGGTTGGTACGAGTGCGACAAAGTTCGCTTCCGTCAAGGCAACCCAGAAGTTATTGGTGGGTGGACAAGGCTTTCTACAAACACATTCCTAGGCGTTTGCCGTTCCCTTTGGAATTGGGTCACGCTCAATGGCCCTAACCTTTTGGGTGTCGGTACAAACCTAAAGTTCTACATTGAAAAGGGCGGGGTTTACAACGACTTGAAAAGGGCGGGGTTTACAACGACATCACGCCAATTCGGGCAAGCAGCACAATCAATAACAACCCGTTTACGGGCAACGGCACAACTACTGTGACCGTAACAGACACTGCCCACGGCGGCGTGACGGGAGATTTTGTTACCTTCAGTGGCGCTACAGGCGCATACGCTGCTACGTACAACGCACAGTTTCAGATTACCGTTACCGGTGTTGATACCTACACTATATCTACTGCGCCGACAGTTATTCCAGCAGGTTCCACGGGTGGTGCCGCTGTCGTTGCCGCTTATCAACTAAACGTTGGTTCTGCTTCGGCCCTTCCTGTTGTGGGTTGGGGTGCTGGCCCTTGGGGTTCAGGCCCTTGGGGTACGGGCGCATCTACGCTGTTCCCCTTGCGCTTATGGAGTCAGATTAACTACGGCGAAGACTTGGTGTTTGGCCCCCGTGGTGGCGGTCTTTACTACTGGGATGCAACTGGCACACTTAGCGCCCGAGGCGTGGCACTTAACACCCTTGGCGGTACAGTTTCATTTACAAACGCTTCGCCGACAGTTGTCACTTCTACCATCCTATACACAGAAGGCGCAGCGCTTCAATTCTCTGGTGGTTCTTTGCCAACCGGTATTACCGCAGGCACAACGTATTACGTGTTTGAAGTCAACGGCCTAACGTTTAAATTGCTAGACGGCGCAGGTGCTGCGGTCAATACAACCTCTGCTGGCACGGGGGCTGTGTCAAACATTGTTGACTGTCCTATTGTTCAGAATACCTTGACAGTGTCGGATTCTTCGCGCTTCATCATTGTGTTTGGCACCAACGATTACGGCGACACGGATATTGACCCCATGCTGATCCGCTGGTCAGCGCAGGATGACATCTACAACTGGACACCTGACCCCACTAATCAAGCAGGTTTTGTGCGGGTGTCACACGGCTCTGAAATTGTCGGTGTTGTACAGACCCGTCAAGAGGTGCTGGTGTTTACCGACTCGGCTGTGTATTCTTTGCAATATCTCGGCCCCCCTTATGTCTGGGTACCTCAACTGCTTGGCGACAACGTCTCTATCCAAGGGCAAAATGCAGCAGTTATTGCCTCTGGTGTTGTGTACTGGATGGGCGTAGATAAGTTCTACTCCTATGATGGCCGTGTGCAGACGCTTAATTGCGACTTGCGCCGCTTTATATTCCAAGACTTTAATACAAGCCAAGCATCGCAAGTTATGTGCGGTACCAACGAAGGCTTCAACGAAGTGTGGTGGTTCTATTGCTCTGCCAACGCTACCCAGAATAACCGCTACGTAATTTATAACTACTTAGAAAAAATTTGGTATTACGGCACAATGAACCGTACAGCGTGGCTTGATTCTGGTTTACGTGAATATCCAATGGCCACAACCTACGACAGCGCTGCTGGTACGGGGCTTACGGTGTACCATGAGAACGGATTAAATGACAGTGCAACTGCTACAACTGCGCCTATTGACGCGTATATCTCCTCGTCTGAGTTTGACATTGGCGATGGCCACAACTTTGGGTTTGTATGGCGCGTGCTTCCTGATCTGACTTTTGAAGACTCTACAAACTCTCCAACCGGTGCGGTGCCGTCTGTAGCTATGACGTTGTATGGTCTGGCTAATTCAGGTTCAGGAGCTACAAGTACAGCCTCACAACCCGTGGCTAAGAGTAGTACCTACGTTATTACTGAGCAGTTTACAGGGCAGATATTCACCCGTATGCGCGGTCGCCAGATGATCTTTAAGATCAGTTCTAACCAGATCAACACTGCTTGGCAACTGGGTGCACCTCGTATTGACATCAGACCGGATGGCAGGCGTTAATGACATCCAAGAACAGGATCATCACCCCCGCACCACCCAACTTACCACTGGGTACGGACACGTACGAGCGCCGGTATCAGGATCAGTTTACAAACGTTTTGCGTCTGTACTTTAATCAACTGCAAAATGCGTTTGGTGAGTTGTTTGGCCCGACGGGTGGTAAGTATGTGTCAAATCCATACGGAGCGTTTTCTAGCGACCAAGACCAGACGGCTGTAGTCAACACTGCTACGTTGATGACATTCAACACCACTGACTTTGCTGATAGCGTAAGGATCGTCAACTCTGAGATTACTGTGGAGTACGCTGGTATATACAACCTGCAGTTCAGCGCTCAGTTTAGAAACACAGACACAGCCTTCCAAGATGTCTACATCTGGTTAAAACAAAACGACGAAGACATTACTGGCTCGACAGGTTTTGTGTCTATCCCAAACAGACACGCTGGCACGGACGGGCACGCAATTGTTGGCTGGAACTATTTTTTAAATATGGCAGCAGGTGACCACGTTGAGATTTACTGGTCTGTGCCTAACGTTGCTGTAACTATCCAGCACCTTGCCGCTTCCGGCACGCC